CACAGCATCCTGAACTTATTGTAGCATTCCGCTGGAGAGCGGTCTATAAATACTACTATTTTATTATACGAGGTGATGCGCTGTGCTGGCAAAGCAACCTGCATCCCTCGGCGGATTTGAGTTCGATGCAATCATCAAAAGGTCAGAAACGATGACCTGTGATGTGCCGGAGTATGCAACAGAGGAAGGATACTCCATTACGGACAACATCTGCCTAAAACCCCGTGAGCTGGAAATCGAAGCTATCATCACCAATAGCCCTGTCACATGGGCTGAGCAACACGCGGCATCATCGAGCCGTGTTGAGACGATGGTTGAAGAACTTCGCCAGCTGTGGCTGAAAAAGACTCCGGTTTCGTTTACCGCGGCTGGCGACAGCTACGAAAATATGTGCATCACGAGCATTACCGCCCCTCGAACGGTTGAGGACGGCAGTAGTACCCGGCTGACCATCAAGCTGAAGCAAGCGTCTATCAACTCCACCGATATGGCAAATATCAGCGTGAAATACATTCGCGGAGGAACATCTAAGAAAAACACGGGCGCTGGACAAAAAAGCTCATCGTCTACATCTGGCACCCAGAAGGACGAAAAGGCCACAAAATCCAGCATTTTGTGTTCTGGCGCAAAAGCCATTGGCCTTTTCAAGTGAGGTGTGCAAATGGAATACTACGAGATTTCCGTGCCGGATCGCAATGATTCGGTGATGCGCGTAAACCTTGACGGCACATACTACTACCTCCGGGTTACATGGAACGCTTACGGAGAATTTTGGATGCTGAGTATCTACGATGCAGATATGCAGATGAAAATCGGCATGGCAAAGCTCGTGCCGGGAGCGATCTGGAACTTCTACTATCTCAACTCGAACGGTCCGCCGGGAATCCTTGGCGTTCAAACAGACAAGGAACGCATCGGCAGGCAAGATTTCGTTGATGCGGTGGCTCACCTGTACTATCTGCCGGCTGAACAGATGGGGGTGCAGTGATGGAAGAATTTGGCCGTCAGTACAGAGTACGAATCGGAAAGAACAACTCCACGGGCCGAGAACTCGGCAAGCCAAATGAGGCAACGGGCAGAGCGCTTCGGTGTCAATTCTCCTGCGAAGTTGGTGACAGCTCAAGTTCCAACACCGGAAAAATTACGTTGTGGAACTTGGCAGATGAGACCCTGCGCCTGTTGGAACAAGAGGATTGCTTGATTGAGCTGAGTGCAGGGTACAAGGACGACCTGCCCACGATAATGGGCGGAACTCTGACGTACTTTGAAACTGAGCAGAGTGGCGCAGATCAGCAAACTACAATAGAGTTTGTGGATAGCTTTACATCGTGCCGAGACAACACAGTAAGCCTCAGCTATTCCGGCACGGTTTCGGGAGATAAAATCGTGCGCGACGCGGCGCAGATTATGGGTTGTGAGGTTAAATTCTCCAAGTCTGCTAAGTTGATAGACTTCACGAATTTTGCGTTTGTAGGGGCAGGAAAAACCTTGATTGAAAGGGTTTGCAACCGCAGCAAAATGCGCTGGAGCCTGCAAAACGGAATTGTCCAAATCTGCGCATTGGACGAGCCAATAACAATGGCCGCTTATGTGTTGTCCGCAAGCACGGGCCTTATCGGTTCCCCGAAGCCTGTCTTTGAGTCTGCATCTACGAGCGATAAAAAGAGCAGCAATGCTTCCAAGCGCAAGGCGAAAAAGGGCATCGAAGTCACCTATGTACTTAATGGCCATATCCAAGTGGACGATTATGTAAAAATTGACTCAAAATCGTACAAAGGCAATTATCGAGCGTCCAAAATTAAATTTACCGGCGACACAGAGGGCGATGACTGGAAATGTGTAGCGCTGTTTGTGGAGGTGAAGTGATATGAAACAGGACTTCCTTGATGCAGTATCTTCCCTTGTTGGGCGGCTGATGGAAGATTCGATTCATACATCTGCACCCTCCAAGGTCGGAAAGGTAGAGAATAACCATACTGCAAAGCTTACCCCGAACCTCAAGGTGACGACAGATGATGGCCGAGAAGTTCCTTACCCGGAAATATCAGGCACTATCATTCTGATGCCCTGTGGAGCAGGTGGGACGGTTGGTTTTGCCTTTCCGGTGAAGTCGGATGACGGGTGCCTTGCTCTCTTCAACGAGGGCGGTTCAGGAACAGACCTCAAATGGGATCTTTCGAATGCAGCTTTGCTTCCGGGCCTTTACCAGTCGCCGGGTGAGCAGGTAAAAAAGGCCGGGAGCGAAGAAGCGGCCATCATGTTTGCGCCGAGCTCTACTATCACGGTCACGAAAGACAAAATCGAAATCAAAAAGGATGATACCAAAATTACGGTGACATCTGATTCCATAAAGATGGAAAAAGGCAGCACGACTGTTACAGCATCAACTTCGAGTGTTGATGTGGCGTCTCCGAGTTTGAGCATCAAGGGAAACACCAAGGTGAATGGCAATATCTCGGTGACGGGAAACGTGACAATTTCCGGCACATTGACGCTCGGCGGAATTGTGATGAATACGCACACGCACGCCGGCGTGCATGGACAAACTGGAGGACCTGTGTAATGGCTTTAAGAGACCTTGCGCTCTCCAAAAGCGGAGACCTGCTGATAAACGAGAGCGGAGATTTTACAATCATCGACTCGGTTCGACAGGGCATCCAAATCAAATTGAGGTGGATCAAGGGCGAGTGGGTCTTTAATCCTGAGATGGGAGTGCCTTATTTTGAATCGATTTTAGTGAAGACGCCAAACCGAGCGCTTATCGAAAAAACGCTGCGTGACCAGATTTTAAGCGTGTCTGGAGTTACAAGCGTTGGCTCGATAAACCTTGTGATGAATAAGAAAAAACGAACTCTCTCTGCAAAATTTACCGCAAAAACGATAGAGGGAGTGCTGGAAAGCGAGGTGAACCTTTCGCATGGAATACGGAATAACGGCTAATGGATTTTCGATGCGGCGACTGGATGAAATTTATAATGCTTCCTGTAAGAGATTTGAGGATGAAATTGGAGTGAATCCGTCCGAGAATCCGCAAAGTGTTATGAATGTGCTTTTTACAATTTTTTCTGATGCCCCGGCGGAAATGTGGGAAGCGTTTGCGGCAAGTTATCAGCAACTCTTTCCGAACACTGCGGAGGGGATTGCGCTGGATAATGCTATGCAGATCGGAGGTGTCAACCGCATTGGACAGGCACGCACAAAGTATACGTTGTCCTGCACTGGGCGAGAGGGAACGATAATTCCTGCAGGTGCGCTGGTTCAGTCGAGTACGTATCCACAACGTCAATTCCGAGCCAAAGGCGTATCCACGATTTCAAGTGCAAACTGGAAAAGAATTGGAATCCGACCAATCGAGAGCGTGAGTGGAACGATTACGTTTGAATTTGGCGTGTCCAGAAATGCGACTTCGGGTGAAGTTGGCAGCTATTCCGAGTCGGCCAGCATCACAAAACAGCTTTCGGTGAGTTCGTACAGTGATGCTTACACCAAAATCCTGGCAGAGCTTCAGAAATTCGATGCGCTCACCAAGTTTGGCATCAAAGTCGAAGATTCCGCGGATGAACAGGGAAAGCATACGATTGTGCTGTCGGCCTCTGGCGCGGCCGACAGCTTTTCTGCATCTCTTTGCAGGTACATTACGGTTGTTGACGTGACCAGCAACATCCTTTTTGAGAGCGTCGAATACGGAAACTATGTGCAGGCAGATAAGACCATCGACCAAATCGTGACTTCTGTTGACGGCTGGGACTCCTGCATAAATGAAATTCCACCTATAAAGGGCAGATTGACACAGAAAGACTCTGAGGCTCGTGCTAGTTATACTAATCGCGTGGCAAGCCGCGGTACAGGAACAGTCAATGCTATTGTGTCATTGCTTTATAGTGATGTTGAGGGTGTGACATTCGCCGCGGGCTATCAAAATGACAACGACGAGAAAGATGCGGCTGGGCGCCCGCCACACTGCATTGAGATAATCGTGCAAGGTGGTTTGGATGAGGACGTTTCGGATATTATCTGGAAAAATAAGCCCGGTGGAATTCGAGCATACGGAAGTCATTACGCATATGCTACAGATATAAATGGAATTCGGCAGTATGTCGAATTTACACGTGTCAAGGATGTCTATTTGCTTCTGTCTGTTAAGGTCACGAGCAATGATGAACTGGATGCAGATTTTGAGACTAGAATCAAGTCACTGCTAATGGCGGAAAACCTCTTGGTGGGATCTCCTATTCGATTGCAAAAGTTTATTAGACCCATTATAGAGAATGTGTCTGGCGTTGATTATATCGAAATTCGAGGAATTCTTTCGGAAAAGCAAGATATTGAAGATGTAGAGGACGGTGCTATGCTTACAGGGGCTGTTCCGGTCAGTATCAGCCAGCAACCAGTTGTCACAATGGATGGAATTCGGGTGGTAAAAGCATGATTTCAGCCTATAAAGAGCTGTATGCCAAACTCCCAACGCAATTTCAGCTTGAATCGTATGAGGAAAGCTGCCTGGGCGACTATGTGTGCGACACACAGGAAGATTTGAAAAATCTTCCTAACAACTGCACGATGGGGAGTACTGCAAGAGTGATTAGTCCTCTGGCTGTCTATAAAAGAAACTCTACTGGAAAATGGGTTCTGCAAGAGACGATAAACGGGGAGCAAAGCGATGGCAGTTGAGACATTGAACGAAGAAACAATTAAAGTGGAAAAAATGTCTGTACTCGACGGAGTTGTTTGGGCATTTGCCCCTGAGTATGAGTACTTGTCTGCGGCACTGGGAGGATTTGAGTGGATTAACAACATTGATATATGCAATGGCGTTTTACTTGACCGAATCGGCCAGTTGGTATGCCTTACTCGTCAGCAGGCTGGGACGATGATTGGAAGCCGCGAATTGGCAGACAACGATGATGTTTATCGCATTTGCTTGAAGTACAAAGCTTATGTTAATTCGTGTCATTGCACACCGGATGAAATAATCGAGGCCACTATGATTATTTTTGATGCAACAGAGGTCGTTTATAGTGAGCGACGTGACATCCCGGCAACAATTTACCTTTCAGTTTCGGCGCCATTCTCCGATTTGGTTCTGGCGATTCTTGGCACACATGACTTGGTGGTACATCCTGCTGGAGTGAAGGTCAGAATTAACTGCTCAACTGAAGACGCAGAGACATTTGGTTTCACAGACTTGAATCCGCGAGTTGCTGGATTTGGTAAAGGAATATTTGCCCAATCAATCAATTAACAGGGGGTGATTCTATGGCGGATGCACGTTCGGGAGCGGAACTGGCCGACTATTCCAAGGTGGCATTTTCGGTTGGGGGCGTTCGGCAGGAAATTTCGATTGACGATTGGCGAAATGGATGGGCCGCAATCGTTGGCGGCTTGAACGGAAAACCGACAAGTCAACAGTTTAACATGGTGTTCTATATTCTGTCTGTGTTGCTGAATCAGAACATTTCGGATGTTTCGGCGGTTAAGAGTACGGCAAACGCAGCATTGCCGAAAGAAAGCTTTACGGCGGAACAGATTGTGGCGCTGCTTTCTGAGTATGGGCGTATGTCTGGATGCGATGCAGATATGCTGGACGGAAAGCACGCGGACGCATTTGCTGCGGATAAGCACAGCCATTCGGCAAGTGACATTACAAGCGGGAATTTGCCGATTGAACGCGGCGGTACTGGCGCTGGCACCTCTGCTGATGCGTGTCGTGCTCTTGGCGCTATGCGGAACACAGGCGGGACCTTTACGGGAACGGTCTATTTTGCAAATGGCACAGCGCACTACGTCAGCTCTGCGGGAGATGCGCATTTTAGATCGGTGACTGCGAGCGAGGACATTCATGCAAAACGAGTGTTTGAAGCGGTCTACAACGACTACGCGGAGCTGATGCCCCGCGGCGAGGACACCGAACCGGGTGATATTATTGCGCTGGATACTAACAGCCGGCAAGAAAAATATGTCAAAGCAACAAATCTTTCGAGCCGGATTGCTGGAATCCATTCGGACGAATACGGAATGCTGATCGGCGGAGAGCGGGTCAATGATGGGGAGGATTTCTTGAAAAAGAATCTTCCCCGTTTTATTCCTGTTTCGCTTGCCGGACGTGTCCACACAAAGGTCATTGGCCCGGTAAACACGGGAGACTGCATTGTGCTTTCCCATATTCCGGGGGTTGGCCGTGCGGCAAAACCGTGTGAATATGTTGACCCGTGCAAAGTGGTTGGTTATGCGGTTGAGGGTGACAATCTGACTGAACAGCGTCGGCTTAAAGTCAGAGTGAGAGGTGCTTAATGGCTAACTGGGGGCAAAAAGTCTATCCCTCGGACTACTCCGAAATCAAAGCCTTGCTCAAGGCTGAGATAGGGAGACGCGGGAAAACGGAGGGAACAGCGCGAGGGCAGAGCGTCGGCAGCATGGCGAGCTATAACGGCTCTGCATACGACTTCTCGACACAACCGAAAGCAGGCGAGTACATCAAAAACGAGCACATCCAAAAAATTACGAAGCCTTTGGATGCAATCAAAGGAACATCGACTGCGCCCGGAAATGGGGTGCAAATCACAGCGAGCAGGCTGAGTCAAGCAGCGGCGGTGTTGAGTGAGCTGAGCGCAATCCCGGAAACCGCTACATCAAGCGGGTGTGCTGGCC